GGCGGTGATTGCCAGATCGAGCGGCACGTCGGACGGCATAGAGCTGCGGATGGTAGACGATGCCGCACGCCGGGCGATAGCGCATAAATTCGTGCGTGTAAGTATGGAGGTGTATTGTCCGGTCGAAATGCTCAAGGACCACACGCCCAGATTGGTTGCGCAGTACGTGACCTCTGGACCTAGCGCCGATTGGAATTATGGAGGCTCGCAAAACGTAACCGCGAGGCCCGGCTGGTGGACATGGAATCGCATAGTGCCTGTGCTGCATGATCCAGGCGAGATGTCCGCGTCATACGGCCTGGTCATTTACGCCAAAATGACCAACAATCCCAGCGGCACCGGCGCGAGTTTTGCGCTTCGCAATGTGCAGATTACCCCCGCCCTGGTCGATCTGCCCGAGTGGTCGCCGAGCGGTCTGGGTAAGTGGTAGTCAATACTGGGCTGTATGTGATGTAGATTGCAATGAGTTGACGACGGTGGATTTGAGCGAGTTTGAGAATTACGAATGAGCCCGACAATAACATCGTTCGACGTTGGCGACGCTGTTGCGGCCCAGATCAAGGCCAGAGCAAACGGCGTGGCGTGGATTGCGGAAGCGGACTAAACCGCCACTGTGGCGGGCAGAGAGATAGACAAATAGGAGAAAATCATGAATGAATATTTCCCACTTGGCGCAAAGGCGAAGCTGTACTTCGGCGATGCTGGCGCGGCACTGAGCAACCTGACCGAGCTTGACAACGTCAAGGACGTGACGGTCAACATGGACAAGGGATCGGCAGACACGACCACCCGGGCAAACCAAGGCTTCCGGTCAGAGACGCCGACGCTGAAAGAAGTCCAAATTGAATGCGAAATTCAGTTCAAGATCAACGACGCGGCATATACCGCCATGCGCAACGCCTGGCTCAATGACACTCCGCTGCGTCTGGCCGCCCTCACCGGCGACAGAACCGAAAGCGGGTCTGAGGGGCCTATGGGCGATTTTGGAATCAAGACATTCAACAGATCCGAGCCGCTCGAAGACACCATCAAGGTGAGCGTTACCGCAACGCTGATGGTGTGGGACAGCTGGGTCGTCGTCTAACACAACAACAGGTCTATGTGACCCCTTACGGGGCTCACTAGGCTATAGGCCGCAGCAACACAGGCCCTAAGGGCCACTGCCGTGCCTAATCGAAAGGAAAAGAATATGAGCATCACAGCACGCATCGTAAGCAACCTGAACATCGCAGGCTTCGCGATGTCTTCGACAATCCAACGTCAGGCCGAATCGGGCTTGCCAAAAGCATTCACCTTGCCAGCAGGCAAGGCCGGCGTCGTCAATAGCGACGGAGGAATCGACCTTGCTGAGGGTCACGGGTTCGAGGCCGCGCAGGTTGTGGCCGTCCACTGGACGGATGGCGTCGCTCTCAAATCATGCCGGATGTTGACCATCGACAATGCCGCTGCTGGCGAAATCGACTTCACCGACGCAGGCGAAGGCGAGGCGTTGCCAGCCGCTGAGACGGCTGTCGTCGTGTCGCTCCAGGTGGTTTCGGAGGGCGTGACCTTTGAGGGCGACAAGGTCAAGGCCCTCGCGGTCAAGAGCACACGCAACGCAGTAGTCGACATGCGCACCTCAGCCACCAGCAAGATCGTTTTGCCGCTGACCGCAGATGAGGCGTTCTGGTGGGCGGATGGTCACTATGGCGACAATCCAGTAGCTGACGCCGAAATCGCCCAGATCGTTGCGTCCAACGCCACAACGCAGGCGGCAACGCTGCACTTCGCTGCCTTGCTCGACACGGTAGAAAACTGACCAAAGCGATATGGGCCGGCAGTAAGAGCCCGTATAGCGCACATACAGAGGTGACAATATGCACACTTTTACAGATTCCCAAAAGCGTGAGTGGCGGATTTCCTTAAATCTTGGAACCGCCATTAACGTCAAAACTACCATGGGCGTTGACCTGCTGCAACCGGAGCTTCCTTACCGCGATCCATCCGGGCAAGACACCAAAGACGAGCCGCTCTTGACCAGGCTCGGCACGGACGAATGGCTTCTTGGCGAGGTGATTTGCGCCTTGCTTGGCGATCAGTTCGATACGCATCAGCTGACGCCTGCCCAGGTCCGCGAGGCGTTCGATGGTCAGACGCTGCTCGCGGCGCAGAAGGCGTTCTACGAGGAGCTGATCGATTTTTTCCGGTCGCGCGGCCGCAACGACAGGGCCAAGGCGGTCGCCAAGCAGATGGCCATGATCGACGCGGCGGTGGCGGCGATAGAGACAAGGATCGACGCGCTGGACGTGAACAAGGAGATCGATGGAGTGATGTCTGGCAGCTTGCAGGAGTCGTCGGAATCGATCCCCGGCCGCTGACATGGCGGCAGTTGCTTCTGATGGCCGAAGGTCGCGCCCGCGATGAATGGTCGCGGTGGTCAGTGCTGCTGGCGATGTTCTGCAACGCCAACAGAAACCCGAAAAAAACAAAACCGTTCACGCCGGGCGATTTCAACCCGTATGCGATTGAAGCCACACAACGCACCGGCAGAGAAAATCAAAACAGTATCTCCGAGCTTCGAAGCGTTTTGGAGCATCGGTTAGGCAAGAAACAGTAGAGCGACGCGAACCCCAACCAGTTAAGGAGCAAACAATGGAAACCATCTTCACCATCCTGAATCAACCGGTAGTCATTACCCTCATCGCTGGAGTGCTGCTGTGGGCCTTGAACAAGGTCTACGCGAAGAAACCCGCCTGGCAGGCGTTCGAGGGATCGATTATCACGGGCATCAAATGGGCAGAGAAGCAAATCCCTGATGACTCTGAGAACAAGAGCGTCATGAAGCTCAACGCGGCTCTGCAATACGTCCTGAATGTCTATAAGCATACCGAAGGCAAGAGAGCGAGCAAAGCAGTTGAAGCCGAGCTTCGCGAGGGCATTCAGATCATCCACGCCGAGCTTGAGGGGCAAGGCTCGCTCCCTGTAAGCGCGGAGATCAAGGAATGAAGTGGGTTATCGCCATTCTCGAAGTCATCCTTCGGGCTTTGGTGCCCGCGATCGTCAAGGCATCTGAAAAAACTTCAGAGGACGGGCGAACGCAACCAGAATTGAAGGCCAGGCTTCAAAAGCGAATCGCTGCTGCTGGCTGGTTGCTGCTCATGCCCCTGCTGATGTTTGGCTGTGCGCCCCGGACGATCTACGTTGCATCAGGCGAGCCAGTCCGCATCCGCGAGACGGTCAAGGGCGCCAAGGTCTGGGTACTCGATGCCGACGGCAAACCCACAGCCGGACGAATGGATCTGCCTCAAGGTTGGTACTGTCTGCCTGACGAGGATTGATAGAGAGCACAAAATGCTTGGCATGCGAATCAACGAGGCGAAGAGCATGTTTTTTGACCGCAGGGCGGTCAAGGGCATGATGGACAAGATCAGCCGCAGGGCTTTGAGCCGCATAGGCTCCTATGTTCGCACCGTGATGCGTAACCGCCTCAAGAAACGCGGCTCGAACTATTGGGATTCTTCCCAGCCAGGCGAGCCCCCCAAGCGTCACAGCGGGCATCTTCACGACTGGACGTTCTTTGCATACGACAACGTGGCGCAAAACGTTGTAATCGGCCCGGCAGATTTGAGAGACCGACGCGGCGATAACGTGCCGGAAATACTTGACCGGGGCGGATACACAACCATCACCGCAGGCCGCAATCGAGGCCAGAAGAAATACGTCGCTCCACGCCCCTTCGCCGGGCCTTCGTTGGACGACGCAGAGCCCAAATTCGCGGACTTCTGGCAAGATGCATACGCAGGCAAAACATACACAAGGTGAGATACAAGCATGGCTAACCAGGGAGCAATCAGAAGTGCCCGGGCGTTCGTCGAGGTGTTTGCTGACGATAGCAGACTGGTTCAAGGCCTGCGCAAGGCCGAGTCAAAAGTCAAAGCGTTCGGCGCGCGGGTCAACGAGATCGGCATGGGCTTGACCAAGGCGGCGGCTTCGATATTGGCTCCAATGACATTGAGCACCAAGGTGTTCATGGGTTTCGACGACCAGATGCGGGCGGTTCAGGCGACGATCGGTGCCACCGGATCCCAGTTCGACATGCTGAACGAAAAGGCAAAGTTACTTGGTCGAACGACCAGCTTTACCGTCGCTCAGGTCGCCGCCGCAATGCTGGAACTTGGTCGCGCCGGTTTTGCTCCGCAGGAGATAGACGACGCGATAGCATCGGTGCTTAATCTTTCACGCGCCACCGGAACCGACCTGGCGGAAAGTGCCAATATCGCC